TTTCTAAGGAGGAAACTATGATTAAATTTATCGAAAGAAACAAAGAGATCATTAGCACACTCAGTATCGTAGCATTAGTAACTGTTTTGTCGAACGGAGCCAATGCTGATTCAGGTCTTGATACTAAGAACAATCTTAGCCTTGAACAGGCTCAGACATCGGAAACCACCTCGAAAGAGGTTTTTTTGGTTTCTAAGGCAAAAAAGTTAGAGAGTTTTGAGAATAAGGTTTCTCTGACTGATTTAGAACTAAAAGAACTGCTTTCGCTAGTAGGCTTCAAGGGCAAAGACCTTGTTGTGGCTTGGGCAGTAGCAAAGAAAGAATCTAATGGACGACCATTGGCCTTTAATGGCAATCACAAGACTGGCGACTCGTCTTATGGTATGTTCCAAATTAATATGATTGATGCTCTTGGTCCTGATCGTAGAACCAAGTTTGATCTTGACTCAAATGCTGAGTTATTCAATCCCGTCAAGAATGCAGAGATTGCATACTATATGACAAACGGTGGAGATGATTGGTCCTCATGGAAGGGCATCACTCCAAGAACCAAATACTGGATGGCTAAATTTCCTAAGTAATACATAAAAAAGAATACCCCCTTGGAGAAATCCTTGGGGGTATTTTTATGTTAAAACTTACTGTGTGCCTCCCAGCCATACTGGAAGGAACTTTGAGGAGTTTGAAGAAAAATAATGACGAACAACATGTGTGTCTTTTTTGTCTTCAACATGCATTAAAACATCATCTTTGTCGAAGTATCTATGAAGATTCCTTGAACTAAAATAGTCAAATACCGAATATTGAATTATTACCCAGGGTAATTGATAGTAGTCTTTTTCAGAAAGAAGTGTTTTATATTTTTCTAAAGTGTAGTTAATATATTGTTTCATTGATGATAGACACATGTTTTTGTGCTTTAAAATATTTTTACTAATAACTGTTATTCCATCATTTATAGCAGGGTATATCTTTAATGTTTTAGTTAGGTCATCACAGGTATCTTCTCTGCTCCAAAGAAACTCTGTATTTCCATATTTTTCAAAAAGTTCTTCTGGATCTCTAAAAAACTCAGTATCTGTGTCCATATTAATAATATTATCAAAATCAAAATCTTCTAGGCCTCTAAAAGCATTAACCCACCTATGCTCAACCACTCCTGCACTCCAAAATCCTGAGTGCCAATCTAAACTTATAATATTATCAAAATGTATAAACTCTGTGTTTGGATCTTCTGGAAAATAAACAGAATGGCTATCTGGCAATCCAGGCTTATGAGAATAGTAAATTTTTACACTTATGTCTTTGTTTATTTTTCTCAAAGTATTTAGTGAATGAGACAACTGCTTATACATATGGTTGTGCTCAATGCTTATCTTTTCATCAAGAACCATAGAAACCACTATTCCATTTTTCACTCTAAATCTCCAAACATAAAAGATATGGCTGCTCTTGGAGTTAAAGATGTTACTTCATGCATAACAGTTTTTGGAACATAAATAACATCTCCTGGATTAAGTGTATGCACCTCAGACTCGTCTTCATCAAATATTGTCCATGTGGCAGAGCCAACAAACTGAGCATAAATGACATCTATGGGGTCATTGTGCTTACTTGTTGTGGGCTCTTTAGTTGTAAAACTTACTGCCCCAAAATATCCAATGCATTTGCTAGGCTTTGATAACTCTTGGTGTAACTGTGTTAGTTTGTTTGCTTTATCTTCAACCCCTGGAAAATTTTTCTCATTAATGTTTTCTAGAGTCAATGTTAGTTTCTGAAAAAAGTTTATATTTCCGATAACCTCTTTACCAAAAACTATTCCGTTCTTTGGATTGCTTAGATCATACGCATCATTAATAGAATTAATAAAATTGTTCCAGGAGTAGTCTTGATTAAAGAAGTTATTTACAACAACTACATTTCCCTTATTTGTTTTCATTTTGAAGTTCCCATTGCTCTTCTGTTATTTGCCCTCTTACCACCTGAAGATATTCTACTCCCTTGGTAAACCACCAATGGTCTGGCTCAGCAAAGTGAAAGAAAATCATAGCAACATGATTAGTTTCTGGGTTAGGAAATTTTTCACGCCAGTGCATTTGATCATTACCGTAGTACGCAAGTGCCTGATTTTTATAAAGAGTATATGCCTTGTCCTCAACAAAAAGGTCCCACGGCTCATTCTGATAAACACACATATCTAGAGTGTAGGTACATGCATTATCATCTTTGTGCTTATAAAGACTTGGTTCGGGATCTTGACCCTCATAATGTGCAAATAGGGTATATGTTGGAAGAAGTGTTTCACTATTAAATATTTCTCTGGCAGTTTCTGTTAGTTTGTCTGCCAACTCTCCTAAAATTGGTAGTCCACCATCTCCAATACAGTACCTGCTAAATCCAGGGTCAAAGCCAAAACTCTTAGGATTATCTAAAGATTGTAAAAGTCTTGAGTAATCCTCATCGCTTAACAAACTATCTACTAGTATTGGCTCTATCATCTTAACCAACTAACGACTGCATACCTTTCTCCCTCAGTTACTGGAGACACAGAATGGTTGTATACATAAGTTGATGGGAAAACTATCATCTGATTTGCTTTAGGCTTAAAAGAAAGATTAAATCTTGGAAAATTTAATTCTCCTCCAGAATAGTTATCGTTAAGATAATACAAAGTTGACACTCTTCTATGGTAATCTGGATGATCATCTATGTGATTTGTAAATTTTTGACCTACCCCATATTTTAAAATTTGATAAGAGTCATGCCAGGAGCAGGATATTCCATAATTATTTTGATAATTGTTTTCTATAGAAACCAAGTTTTCTAAAAAAAGATTAGCCATAGAGGTATAGAATGTTGAACTTACACTTGAGTAATCATCTTTTTCTGTTTCTGAATATGGAATACTGATGGTTTGTGTGTCTCTTGACTCTGTATTCACATTTGTCTCTACAGCATCCCCGATTCCAGTTTTTACCCGTGCTGCTTGCCATTCTATTTTTGCTGACAACATACCTTCTTCAAGGTCAAAAACAAAAGTTTTAAAAATATCTTCAGGAATTACATTTTCATAAGCCATGATTCCTGGTGCAATTTCGGTTCTTTCTATAGCCCTATATTTATTAAAAATTATTCCTTTATCGTTTTCCCAAAATACCTTTTCCATGTTACCACTTCCCTAATGGACATACTGCCACTTGTAGTTTTGTTTTGGCTATCATAAAACATCCGCACTTTTTGCATTGTTTTGTTAATTTAATTAGTTCTGGACATGCTTTACAGATAGAGTATCTTTCTTCTGCTACCTCGGCAGTAGCCCACTCTGTTGAGGGGTTTACAATGTCCCAAGGCCTAGTTTCTCCCAAATTTTGTTTATATTTTTGCCAAGGAGTTAGTTCTTCTGACATTTATATCTCCTTCTATAGTTGTTTTATTCTATTATACACTATAGACTAGCATCCGCAATCGCCATTACAACATGATGGGCAAGGCTCATAGCAATAATTTCTGATACATCCAGTACATCCTCCTGTTGGTGTTGGTGCTACAGGAGTAGGTGCTACTGGGGTTGGTGCGACAGGTGTTGGCGCTACAGGAGTAGGTGCTACTGGGGTTGGTGCTACTGGTGTAGGTGCAACTGGTGTAGGTGCAACTGGTGTAGGTGCAAAGAATGGTGGGAAGAACGGTGGGAAGAATGGGAAGAACGGTGGGAAGAACGGTGGGAAGAATGGTGGTGCTACAGGTGTAGGTGTATTCCATGGAGTTGATGAACACTCTCCAAACTCTGTGCTGTAGTAATATCCACAACTCTGGCATTGTGACTGATTAAGAATTGATGGATCTGCACAAATGTTAACAGGTGCTACTGGTGTAGGTGCTACAGGTGTAGGAGCAACTGGTGTTGGAGCAACTGGTGTTGGAGCAACTGGTGTTGGTGCTACAGGTGTAGGGGCAACTGGTGTTGGAGCAACTGGGGTAGGTGTATTCCATGGAGTTGAAGAACACTCTCCAAATGTTGGTGACCAGTAGTATCCGCAGCCCTGGCACTGTCCTTGTGTAAGGATTGAAGGATCTGCACAAACATTAACAGGTGCTACTGGTGTAGGAGCAACTGGTGTTGGAGCAACAGGTGTAGGTGCTACAGGTGTAGGTGCAACTGGGGTAGGTGATACGCTAATACATTCACCAAACTCTTGGCTCCATACTAATCCACATTCAGCACATTGTGACTGAGGAATTAAACTCCAGTCTGGGTTACAAGGGTTTACAGGAGTTGGTGCTACAGGAGTAGGAGCAACAGGGGTTGGTGCTACAGGAGTAGGTGTTCCATCACATGGAAATGCTGGTAATGCTGGGTAAGATGTTCCTTCTGGTCCATAAACACATACTGTTGCAGCCACGTTATTGCAACTAGTATTATTGGTGTCGCTTGTGTAATTAGCAGTAGTTCCATCGTTTTCTCTTGTAGAGCAATACCATTGATTTGTAGGTACAGGTGTTGGTACAGGAACTGGTGTTGGAGTAACTGGTATAGGTGTTACAGGTGTAACTGTGCATGTTGGATCTGATGGAGCAGAATTTGCTTGACATACAAAATTAGTTAAATTTGGATAAGCCTGAAGTGCGAGAGCCTCTATCTCTGCACAAGATGCTCCAGTATTGTTTCCAATTACACTACCATTTGAACAGAATTTTGCATAATAAGTTGTTGATGGTATTGGAGTTGGAACAGGGATAGGGATAGGAGCAAAGTATGGTGGGAAGAATGGTGGGAAGAATGGAGGGAAGAATGGGAAGAATGGAGGGACTGGTGTTACAGGTGGTGCTGGTGCTACTGGGGTTGGTGCTACAGGAGTAGGAGCAACAGGTGTTGGTGCTACAGGTGTAGGTGCAACTGGGGTTGGTGCTACAGGGGTTGGTGCAACTGGTGTAGGAGTAGGTACTGCAACGCCTTCATAAACATCACCATACAAAATCCAAGAATCTGTTGCAATTTTTACAAGAGTTCCTCTGCTATATTGTCCATCTAAAAATAGTTGTGAGTTTTTGCTACCCACTGTTACTCCAGATGCTGGAACAAAAGTTGTTTTTGCTGAACCAGCCTCAACCAGATTGTACTTATATCCAACTGGGATGCTAACAGAAGAATTTAGCGGGATAGTTAAATTCATTGGAGATGATGCTTGTAGTAAAATTGTCTTATTAACATCCAGGGCACTTAAAGTAAATCCAGTTGTCTTAATTACTACAGTATTATTATTTAGTAGAGATGGATCAAGATCAAATCTTTCATCAATACCGTTCCATTCAAGACCATCTCCTGCAAGGTTTGGATACTCTGCTGTAGCACCTTCGAGAGCGTTAATAACATATGCCTGTGATGCTAGATTTGCAGTATTTGCTATACCGTGGACATCTGTTGTCTTGTTTTGATGAGCAACACGTGCTGCTGTTTCAGCAGCGATTGCATCTGTAAGAGTTTTAAGGTGGTTTGCAATTGAGGGGATTGGAAGAGGGCCTGGTTCTGTTGCTGCTGCATCATAAGTGTCTGATCCATAGTGGTAAAGTCTTAATGCTGCTTGAATATCGGCTGGATCTCCGAGTCCTGGCATTTTGGTGTTGAACGGCCCAGTACCCGTAGGGGTTTTGTCAATATTTTCTGCTGCCACTATAAATCACCTCTTGTCATTATACCACCGTAATAAATAAATGAACACGCTTTGGACCAGCCATAGGCTGCCAAGCGTCATCAATATATTCTACACCCTTTATTTCAAGTGGTAGTGCCAAAAAGCCTTGACTGGTTATTAGTGGCTTTACTATAAGAGTTGTTGCTAAAGGACCAGAAGAATCTGGTGAGGATATTGAGTACTGGACATTAAAGGCATTTGATGTTGCTGCGGTTTCTCCAGAATCTCCATAAATATCGTAAACGTTTATTGGTGTTATTTCTAGTGTTCCATCAACAGCAACTTCCTCTTTAATTGAAGAGTAGTAGTTTGTTTTTAGGTTGAACATTGTCGTCCATTGTGTTCCAGTCGCTGTTGCTACTCTTTGAAAAACTGTTTTGTATGTTTCAGATGCTGGCTGAATGTCAATTGCAATATCTAATGCCTGAAGGCTTTGAACAATTGCAGCATTTACGTTAGCATCTTGTGGGTTGCCATTTGATGCTAGGATAATGCTTCCACGATCACCCTGTGGTCCTATATCTAAATCAAGACTAACTGTTTCTGGTCCACCAAAGACTGTTAGGTCGTCATTTGATAAAAGGATGTCTGCCATTATGCTCCTGTTACAGGAAATTCTGCAATAATGATTCCTGAGTTTTCGCTATTTGTGTAATTTAAAGCACCTGTAACAGAGAAAGAACCTGGTTCAGGTGATGCTGAAATTCCTGTACAAAGAGTATATCCAGTTTTAGGTGTTAATAATATTTGTGCTACATATGTTCTAGATGGTTTAAATGTTCCAGTAAAGTTTTCATAAGTAACTGGATCAGTTAAAGATTTTTCTTTCCACGATAAAGTAACTGAATACTGTGCTGTTTCTGGAACAGATGTATTTGGAGCAATACCAGTAACTGGAGGAGTTACACCATTTATTGCTAAGAGTGAAACTGGTTTTGCTGTCTTCGGAAATGTTGCAATTACTACTGCCCCGCTAATTGGCTCTGTTGTATATTCAGGATTTTCTGCAATATCTGCACCCTCTACTGAAAACTTATTAGCAGGTGTTCCAAGAATCCTATATGGCGCTCTAGGTGTTATAGTTATTTCTGCCTTGTATGCTTTGTCTGGTCCAAATGTGTAATCTGTAGTTGGTAATAGAGTTGTACCGTTTGGCTCAAACCATCTAACTGTTCCAAAATATTCTGCTGTTCCAATAACTGACGTGTCTGGTTCTGCACATGTAACTGGAACTGTTAGTCCTAGAATATTGTAATCTGATAAAGATCCTCTAGTTCCATCATTAGCACCAGTTACTTGATCTGTAACTGTTATTTTGCCAGTAAGTAGTGTTTGAACAACTTCGTATTGACCACTGCCTGGCAAACCTGCTGGCTTTTTAACTTCAACGTCATACACATACTCTGTTCCAGCAATAAGAGTTTCTGCATCTGTTGGTCTTATTGCACAAGAAACATTTGTGCCATCTTCTGATATTCTTGCAAAGCATCTTATTGGCTGTTGAACTCCTGGAGCAGTGGATATTGGTCCTCTAGCAGTAGCAATTGTAAATTGAGCACTATCATATGTTGAAGCCAAAGCATTTACATAATCTGGATCATTAGCAAAACTTGTTGGGGCATCGTAATGGCGTAAATCAAAAACCGTTCCATCGTTCTTTTTCGGGTAGATCTTAAACTCAAAGGTATCACCCTTATAGTAGTTAAAGTCATAGGTTGCTGGAAATGCCATGGTTTTATTATACCACGCTGACGTAGACAGAATTGAAGATTACGGAGGCATCAAAGTCTGTTCTAATTTGAGGCACTGCTCCGTTGCCCCACATAGCCTTGTCTTCGATAAATATATTTTGAGTAACTGAAAGGTTGTAGACATTTTGATACTTAAGAGATCCTACAAACTGCACAAACTCCTGATCCTTACTTGCAAAATATGTCCTTAGCCAAACCTCGGTGTTAGCCGTATAGGTAGTTAGTTCAAAGTTATATGTTAGGAATACTTGGGATCCTTCGTTTATACCGTGGAAGTTTAGGGCTCTTTGATGACTATTCCAAAGGCTAGTGCATCCTTTTGGAAGGTATGTTTCATTTTGGGATTTGTCTTTTGTATCTAATAGTAGAGTTACCCATCCATCGTTTCCTTGAGATACTCCGAGTTTTGTTGGTTTGTCAATAGTGTTTGTGTATGATGCCCATCCTGCTTGTTGTCCTGAAGAAGATAAAGAACTTGCTCCATCTTTTCCTGCTGGACCTTTATCACCCTTTTGTCCTGGCTTTCCTTCTGGTCCTTCAGGTCCTTCTTTTCCATCTCTACCGTCTCTACCTGCGGGTCCCTGTGGTCCTACTGGGCCAGGGACTGGAAGAAATGAAAGAGCATTATCCACAGTAGGAGATGCTTGACTTTGTTCTACTTGTGCAGCATAAGAAGATTTTTTTGCACCTGGAAAATCCATAGATTTAGAAACAGCCATGGAGTTATTATCTCACGTTATTATGCTTGAATGTTTACATCAATAGATGTAATAATTCCATTTACAATATTAAAAGTTTGATTTCCAATAGTAAAGGATGAGTTAACACCAATTGGTAGTTCAGCATCTGCACCTTTTGCTGCAAGTAAATCCCAAATAAATCCTTCTGATGGTGTGTCTCCAACGTTTCCACCATTAGGATGCTTGCGATACCAAAGTTGTCCTTCGTATGTTACAACATCTCCAACTGCATATCCTGCACCTGGGTTGTATTCACCATTGTAAGACCATAGTGCGTCAGCACCTGCGGGTCCCTGTACACCCTGTGCTCCTTGAGGACCTTGAGGGCCTACGGCTCCTT